AAAATGAACAAATTGCAAATGTAACAACCGCATGGGCAATGCCAAATGGTTGGATGTGGCAAATACCAACACAAGAAAGATTAGGATGTGGATATTGTTATTCTGATAAGTTTGTATCTGAGGAACAAGCCCTAAAAGAAATGCAAGAAATAACTGGTAGAAAGATTGAACCACTTAGAAATATAAAGTTCGATAGTGGTAGGTTGAAAGAAGTTTGGAAAAAGAATGTACTTTCAATAGGATTATCATCTTCCTTCTTAGAACCATTAGAAGCAACATCAATACATTCATCAATTATTCAGTTAGTAGAATTAACACAACATCACTTATCTCCTTATAAAGAAGATATGATGAGAGAATCAAACATCAAAGCAAATAACGAACACTTCAATATGATGTTAGATGAATTTAGAGCGTTGATTCAAATTCACTATATCACAAAACGAAATGATACACCATTTTGGAAATATGTACACAATGACTTGAAAAGAGACCCATTAGTTGAGAGTATTTTAGAAGTGTGTAAATGGAGAGTTCCAAACGCTAATGATTTTCCACATTACAATGGTTCAGCTGGTTGGGGTGTGTTTAATTGGATATTGGCAGGTAATGATTTAATTAGTAAAGAGGTATTAGATAAATCCTTACATACTCATAATTTTGAAAAATCATCTGAACAAATTTATAAACATATGGTAAAACAGTATACATTTGATAGTAAACAACACTTTCCACATACTGATTTTATCAAATGGACAAAAGATTTTGCAAAAAATCCAAAATAAATTTGGTAATCTCAAAATAATTTCTTATATTTGTATCAACAAATGAGAAAAATCAGCGTTTCAAAAAAAAATCAAAAAACATTTGGAATTGTTAAAAACTTTTCGTATATTTGTATAAATAAATGGAGATAGACCCTCTTAAAATTGGGTTTTTTGATATTTATATAAGGTGTAGGAAAGACACCAAAATAAAACCTAAATAATAAATAATAAACCTTTAAAATTTAAAAATTATGGCACTGGATTTAAGCGCAATCAGAGGTAGACTGAACAAACTACAAAACACTTCAAACAGAACATCTAACCTATGGAAACCCACACCTGGTAAACACCAAGTGAGAATCGTTCCTTACAAATTCTCTCCTGAGAATCCTTTTATTGAATTATTCTTCCATTACAACATCAACAACAAAACGTATTTGTCTCCTTCTTCTTTTGGAAGACCAGACCCTATCGTTGAGTTCGCTGAAAAGTTGAAAAGAATGGGTGATAAAGAAGATTGGAAAGCAGCTAAGAAGATGGAACCGAAATTAAGAACTTTTGTACCTGTACTTGTAAGAGGAGAGGAATCAGAAGGAGTTAAGTTTTGGGGATTCGGAAAGACTGTTTACCAAGAAATCTTAGGTTACATCGCTGATCCTGATTATGGAGATATTACTGACCCTACTAATGGTAGAGATATTACTATCGAATATACATCAGCTGAAGATGCAGGAACTTCTTATCCTGTAACTACTATCCGTGTTAAACCTAATGTAACTCCATTAGGGGAAGATGCAACGGCAAATCAAAACTTTATGGAAACTCAAAGTAACATTACTGATATCTATTCAGAATTATCTTACGATGAGTTGAAATCAGTATTAGAAGGTTGGTTAAACCCAACAGCTGAAGAAGCTGAAGAGAGTGTTTCACAACAAACTCTAGCAACTCCATCAGCACCGAAAACTGAAGCTAAAGCAGCACCAGCTGCAGCACCTTCAAACGCGGTAAGTACTGAAGAGAAAAAGAAAATGGATGATGTTGCATCAGCATTTGATGATTTGTTTAACGGATAATATATAATAAATGGCAAAAAAAGAAATGGACTTAGCAGCGGAACTAGCTTCCGAGCTAAACAAAACAAACAAAGACCAGAAGGTTGCCTTCTTCTTAGGAGAGGATGATGCACCCACAAATGTGGATGGATGGATATCAACTGGATGTGCTATGTTGGATGTTGCCATTTCGAATCGCCCTTATGGTGGACTTCCTGTTGGAAGGATTACTGAAGTAACTGGTTTAGAACAAAGTGGAAAATCATTAGTATCTGCACACCTCCTTGCTGAAACACAAAAGCAAGGTGGTGTTGCGGTTCTAATAGATACTGAAACTGCGGTAAGTAGAGAATTCTTAGAAGCAATTGGTGTAGATGTAGCAAAACTACTTTATGTATCAGCTGATTCAGTAGAACAAATTTTCGAATTTACCGAAACAATCATTGAAAAGGTAAGAACCACACAAAAAGATAAGTTAGTAACAATCGTAGTAGATTCCGTTGCAGCAGCTTCAACTAAAAAAGAGTTAGCAGCTGATTATGATAAGGATGGATACGCTACTGATAAAGCTATTATTATCTCAAAGGCGATGAGAAAGATTACCAATCTAATTGGTAGGCAAAAAATTACCTTAGTATTCACTAATCAATTAAGACAAAAGATGAATGCTATGTTTGGTGACCCTTGGACTACTTCTGGAGGAAAAGCTCTTGCGTTTCACGCATCGGTTAGACTTCGTTTGAAGAATATGGGACAAATCAAACAAAAGGTAAATGGTAAAGATAAAACCATTGGTATGAAAGTAAGATGTCAGGTTATCAAAAACCGAATGGGACCACCTCTTCGAGCAGCTGATTTCGAAATATTCTTTGATAGAGGAATCGATAACTTCGGTTCTTGGTTAGGAGTAATGAAAGAAAATAAGTTGTTGAAGCAAGCTGGTGCTTGGTACACTTACATTGATACGGATACTGGAGAAGAAATAAAGTTCCAATCTAAGGATTTTATTGATTTGATGGAAGATAGAGAAGATGTTAAAGAACAAATCTATAAAAAGATTTGTGAAGCAACTATCTTACAATACAAATCAGATTCAAAAGATATCGAAGCACATAAGTTAGATACTGAAGGTGCTGAAGTGGTAGAAGATTAAAAAAAATAATAAGTTATGAGTAAATTAAAAGAAATGTTAAAAGCATCTGCGCAAGCAGATAGAGCGAAAGCACTCCTTACTTTGGAGTTGTTGGAAAAGCATCCTGCTGGAATTGGAGACCACTCAACTGGTGATTTCTATGAAAATGCAGAATCAGCATTACAAATGTTGGTAGATGCAAATGATAGATTAGAAACCATTGAAGAATATTTTGGTGGTGAAGGTATCACTTATACAACAACAACTACATAATGAAAGGACTCTACAAAGATATCCTCAACGAAGTGAGTGAGGAACATAAGACTAATCATCTTCGAGAAAGGAATAGTAGGGTTTTAATTATTGATGGACTAAACACCTTCATCCGAAGTTGGACAACCAACCCCACAATGAATGAGGATGGTGACCATACGGGTGGGGTGATTGGCTCCCTCAAATCTATTGGATACCAAATTAGAGAATTCAATCCAACCCGATGTATTGTAACTTTTGATGGTAAAGATGGTTCCAAATCCAGAAAGAAAATCCACGAAGGATATAAAGCTGGTAGAGAAAAGAACCGATTTAGAGTAAACCGTCAATATCAAGGTATGATGGATGAGGAAGAGGAGAGATTATCTATGAAACAACAATTTGTTTGGTTAAATGATATATTAGATTATCTTCCAGTATCAACAATGATTTATGATGGTATTGAAGCAGATGATACAATCGCATATTTAACTAAACATAATGAATCAGATTTAGGTAATGAAGTTGTTATTGTTTCAACTGATAAAGATTTTCTTCAATTGGTTTCTGATAAAGTAAAGGTATTCTCACCAACTAAAAAGAAATTATACAATAGACAGATGGTATTTGATGAGTATGGTATTTGGCCTGAAAATCTTTTATTATATAGAACATTGGATGGTGATAAATCAGATAACATACCAGGCATCAGAGGATGTGGTATTAAAACTCTTTTAAAGAGGTTTCCTGAACTTTCTGAGGATAGAAAGATAACACATGAGGAATTCTTTCAAATGTGTGAGGAGAAGCAAGGTAAAATCAAATTATATGATGATATCTTAAAATCAAAAGACCAACTTCTTATGAATAAAAGGTTGATGGAGTTAGATGAACCCCATATCCCAACAAATCAGAAGTTGAAAATCTTAGATAGATTCAATGAGAATGATATTGAATTTAAGAAGTTAGATTTCCTTAGAGTAGGTCAGAAATATAAGGTACTCCAAAATTGGAGAGACATTAACGATTGGTTACATTCAACCTTTCATAATATTATTACAAAATAAATTAGGTTTATTCAAATATTTTTCTTATATTTGTAAATCAAATTAGGTTATAGATGCAGAACATAGATACTCTTTCCAAATACGGGCAATCATTTCAAACAAAGGTTTTATCATCTTTGATTACTGATGTTCGTTTATTGGATACTCTTAGTGAGATTATACATCCAAAGTTTTTTGAAGCTGAAGCAAACAAATGGATAGCAGAAGAGATAATTACTTATTACGATGAGTTTAAGAAATCTCCAACGTTAGATGTTTTCAAATCAGAAGTTTCAAAGTTAGAAGATAGAGGGTTTCAGAAAAGTATAGTAGAGCAACTAAAATCAGTATTCACCAAAGTTGGTGATTCTGACTTAGATTATGTAAAGAAAGAGTTTTCTTCGTTTTGTATCAACCAAAACCTAAAACAAGCTATCGTTAGTTCAGTTGATTTACTAAAAGCTGGTAACTATGATAGAATCAAAGATTTAGTAGATAAGGCAATGAAGGTAGGAGTGGATTCAGATATGGGACACGATTACCTTTTAGATTTTGAAGAAAGAACTAATGAAGTTGATAGAAGTACAGTTCCAACTGGTTGGGATTGTATTAATGAACTTATGGATGGTGGTTTGGGACCTGGCGAATTAGGAGTAGCAGTAGCACCTTCTGGTGTTGGTAAAACTTGGGTACTATGTGCATTAGGAGCAGCAGCTGTTAAGCA